ATTGGCGGTACGGGCGGAGGTAAATCTCCAGTACAACCCGTACCCGTGGCCCAGTCTGTGTCGACCCCGTCGTCAATCCCTGCCAGCGATGCCATCTCCGACCACACGATCAATTCGTGGTTCTTGGCTAATCCGGGCTGGAACACTGACATGTTGAAAGGGTTCATGTCCTCTTACGGGCTGACTCCGGAGCAAGTGGCCCGCGCCACCGGCAGGAACCCGACCGACTTCATCAAAGAGGTCAACGCTGCCGGTCGGTTACCGGCTCAGGCTGGTGCCCAGACGCAGTACGTTGACTACACTCAACCGCTTTCACCTATAGCCCAAGGCGCGGGTTCAGGCAACCTGCCGTACTACTACAACACCCCAGCTGGTTCGCTCGCTTCGTACTACAATCCGACGTACCTGCGCGGTAACATATCAGCCTATGGTGGCATGATGGGTAAAGACCTCAATTTGCGCCAGTCTGTGCCCGCCGCCCCACCGCCCGTGCAGTCAGTCACATACGTTCCCCCGCCTTCACCCTCTCCCGCGCCGACCACTGTTCCCGGACTGGCTCCAGCTGCTCCGGTCGCCACGCAGAGCGACTTTGACACGTGGTATGCAGACTACATGCGTCGTCAAAACCTGCTGGACAGGGGTTTCGGAACCGGTTCAGGCTCGGATGGTATCGGCGGTGGCTCAGAAGGAAGCAACGGATCCAGCGACGGTCCCAGCGGTGAGGCTTGAACTAAAATTGCCCGCTTCACATGATGGGCTGAAAGCGAAACACAATGGCTGCTGAAAAAGACTTGACCGAGCGCGAAGACGAAATCATCGAGCTGCCGGAGGAAGACTTCGAAGTCGAAGAGAACGAAGACGGCTCAGCCGTTGTGCGCCTTGACGATGAAACCGACGCCCGTGACAAGGCCGCGCACTTCGCCAACATCGTTGAGGAAGTCGACCGCGCGGAGTTGCGCACCGCAGTCAGCGACCTGCTTGAGAAGCTCGAGCGCGACAAGGAAGCCCGCGCTAAGCGCGACAAGCTCTATGAGGAAGGCTTGCGCCGTACCGGCCTAGGAGACGATGCCCCCGGCGGAGCCCAGTTCAGCGGAGCTACTCGCGTCGTGCACCCTCTTCTTGTTGAATCGTGCGTGGACTTCAGCGCCCGCGCTATGAAGGAGCTCTTCCCCTCCAATGGCCCCGTGCGCTCAAAGACACTTGGCAAGCGCGACAAGAAGCTCATGGAGAAGGCCGACCGCAAGGCTGAATTCATGAACTGGCAGCTCACTGAGCAGATCAGCGAGTTCCGCAGCGAGCTTGAGCAGCTGACCACGCAAGTCCCACTGGGTGGCGCGCAGTACATGAAGGTGATGTGGAACGCGCAACGTGAGCGTCCCGCCGTAGAGTTCATTGCAATTGACGACATCTACTTGCCCTTCGCGGCCACCAACTTTTATTCCGCCGAGCGCAAGACCCACGTTCAGTACATCACCAAGCAGGAGTACTCGCGCCGGGTCAAGGTTGGTATGTACCTTGATGTGGACCTGCCTACTGCGGAAGACCCTGAGTTCTCGCTGGCCTCAAAAGCCAACGACAAGATTGAAGGGCGTGAGACGACTTCGTACAACGAAGATGGCCTGCGCACCGTGTTTGAGGTGTACACGCACTTGGACTTCGGTGACGGCGTGGAGCCTTATGTCATCGTGATTGACAAGAGCTCTGAGCAAGCCCTGGCGCTGTACCGCAACTGGGACGAGGACGATGCGTCTCGCTCTGAGCTTGAGTGGATTGTTGAGTTCCCGTTCATACCTTGGCGTGGCGCGTACCCGATCGGCCTGACGCACATGATTGGTGGTCTGAGTGGTGCTGCCACGGGGGCGTTGAGAGCCCTGCTGGACTCGGCCCACATTCAGAACATCCCGACTATGCTCAAGCTGAAGGGTGGCCCTAACGGTCAATCCATCAGCCTGCAGCCCACAGAGGTGGTTGAGATTGAGGGCGGCGCGATGGTGGATGACGTGCGCAAGCTCGCCATGCCTGTGCCATTCAACCCGCCTTCAGCCGTGCTGTTCCAGCTGCTGGGCTTCCTAGTAGATGCCGGCAAGGGTGTGGTGCAGACTTCGTTTGAGAAGCTGTCAGACCAGAACCCCAACCAGCCTGTGGGCACGACCCTCGCTCTGATTGAGCAAGGTATGGTGGTGTTCAGCAGTATTCACTCGCGCCTGCACGCCTCAATGTCGCGCGTGCTCAAGGTGCTACACCGGGTGAACTCGGCCTACCTGACTGATGACATCATCAAAGCGCAGGCTGGTGATCTTGAGATTCAGCCTTCAGACTTTGATGGCCCGCTGGACGTCATCCCTGTCAGCGACCCGAACATCTTCAGCGAGACCCAGCGCTTTGCGCAGGCTCAGGCGGTCATGCAGCGTTCTGCTGTTGTGCCTCAGCTGTACGACCAGCGCAAGATTGAGGAGATGTTCCTCCGCGCGCTGAAGCTCGACGATGACATCTTGCAGCCTTCAGTGGGTGAAGATGACATCGACCCGGTGAGCGAGAACGTCGCCGCAGCCATGAGCCGCCCTATCTACGTGCTGCCTAAGCAGGATCACCTCGCTCACCTGAAGGTGCACGTCGCGTTCCTCAAGTCTCCGTTGTTCGGACAGAACCCGGCTATCGTCAAGACGTACCTGTACCCGATGGCGTTGCACTTGCGAGACCACCTGCTGAACTACTACCTTTCTGAGTCTCACCGGGGTGTTGAAAAGGCTACAGATCAGGACCTGATTAGCGACAACGCGGACGAGCAGGCTCAGGTGATTGCGCGGGTGCAGATGTTCATAGAACAGGAACTCAGCGGGTTCGGTCAGATGCTGGCTGAAGTGGACAAAGCCGCTCAGCAGTTCGCACCCAAGCCGCAGATTCCGCCTGACAACTCCATGCAGGTCGCCCAGCTCAACGCGCAGGTGCAGAACCAAATCGCTGACAAGCGTATTCAGGCTGATCAGGCTAAGACGCAGATGCAGGCTCAGATCAAGCAGTCTGACAACGCCCAGCGCCTGCAACTCGAGCAGGCTAAGCTCATGCAGCGCCAGCAGGAGATCACCGCCGAGCTTGAACGTGAAGCCCTGCGCCAGCGCTCTGAAGACCAACGTACACAGTACGAAACTCAGGCTCGAGTGTCTATGAACACCGCTGACAACGACACCGCCATGCGCCTTGCGGCGGCGGAGATTGCCACCGGAGAGCGCATCGCGCTGACCACCGGTACGGGTATCAACCCGAACCCCTAAAATTTTCATCCACCGACCTGAGGAAACATCAAAATGGCCACTGCACCTACCAAGCAAACCCCTCCCACACCAGCCCTGCCCGTGCCCCAGCGCAAGCAGATGGCAGCTGGCGGCTCCCCTGTAGGCAAGGGTAAAAAGACCCCCTGCTGAGGTCCACGCCTGTGCATCTTGAACAGGCTCTACTACACGCGCTCAAGGCAGAGCAGGACGACTTCGCCCTGCAAGCCTTGCGCCGCCCCAACCAACGCGATGCCTTCGAGTATGGGCACCGCGTAGGCGTCCTTGCCGGCCTAGACCGGGCCGTCGAGATATTACTCAAACTCCTTGATGAGGACAAAAATGGCAATCCCGACCTCTGAGAATGCGTTGGCGGAGGCTTTCCCGGCAGTAGATGCCGGAATCCAGCCCTTCGGTAGCCGCATTCTGGTGCAGATCAGAAACCCGAGACAGAAAACCGCTTCAGGCATCATCCTGACCGCAGACACCAAGTCGACTGAGACCTGGAATACGCAGGTCGGCAAGGTGATCGCAGTTGGGCCGTTGGCCTTCAAGAACCGCAACACCATGGCCTCATGGCCCGAGGGTGACTGGTGTCAAGCCGGTGACTTCGTTCGCGTGGCCAAGTACGGCGGAGATCGTTGGTCAGTAGCCCTGCCAGGTGACGAAGGCGAAGCGCTGTTCGTGATCTTCAACGATCTTGACATTGTAGGTAAGGTCACCGGCGACCCGCTGGCGATCAAAGCATTCATCTGACAAAAGGAGATGACAAATCATGGCTGAACTGCTGAAAGAGTCTGAAGAAGACTTGAAACCCTCCGCCTCATCAGAGGAAGAACTGGTCATCGTCGAAAAAGACGAAAAACCAGCTGAAGACTCGCGCATGCGCTCTTCAGACGAAGACGACGTCAACCTCGATGATCCTGACGACAAAGAACGTGAAGCGATTCGCGAACGCCGCCGTCTTGAGAAGCTCGAGCGCAAAGAACGTCGCGAAAAAGCCATCGCTCGTGACAAAATCGAGCTGGACTTCCTGGCAAAGCGTAACGATGAACTTGAACGCCGGTTGGCTGCTCAAGAAGCCCGCGCTCAGCAGCAAGACCTGTCTCAAGTGGACAACGCGCTGCGGGAAGCCGTCAAAGAAGCCCAAATGGCTGACCGAGTCATCGCTAAGGCGGTGTCTGCAGGCAACGGTGATGACGTTTCCACGGCCATGCGCTACCGTGAGGAAGCCCTCAACCGCGCCCGCCAGCTGGAAGCTATCAAGAACCAGCGTTCCGCCCAGTTGCAAGCCCCGGCGCAGCCTCGCGCTGACCCTGACGTGCTTGAGCACGCCAAGGACTTCATGGAAGACAACCCTTGGTACGACCCGCAAGGCCGTGACGAGAAGTCTGCAGTGGTGCTCGCCATTGACAACGCCATGGCTCGTGAGGGTTTTGACCCCAAGAGCGACGACTACTGGGACGAACTGCGCAGTCGTGTCAAGCGTCGCCTGCCAGATGCGTTTGACAAGGCTAAGCGCGAGCCTCGCGGTGGCCCCGCAGTGGGTTCTGGCCGTGAACACGCGCCCACTTCCACGCGCCGTGAAGTCTACATCAGCCCTGAGCGTAAACAGGCGTTGGTAGATGCTGGGGTGTGGGACGACCCCGTACTAAGGATGAAGTACGTTAAGCGTTACGCTGAGTACGACAAGCAGAATCGCGCCTGAACCGCGCACATTGAATTCAACCCTATAATTCCCCTTAATTGCTGAAGGAGCAAGAGTATGAGCACTGACGAACGATTGAAGAAATCCGCAGACAACCGCCAAGACCGGGCCATGGCTGACCGAGCCGTGACTGAAGACCGAGTCATCAGCGACGATGAGCGGGTTGAAATGTTTCGACAGCAGTTCTTCCAGTCCGCATTGCCGGATTTACCTAAACTGCCCGGCTGGCACACGTGCTGGCTGACCACCACCAACCCCCGAGACTCTATTCAGACTCGGTTGCGTTTGGGCTACCAGCCCATCAAGCCTGAAGATGTTCCAGGCTGGGAATACGCTACCGTCAAGACTGGCGAGTGGAACGGATTCATTGGTGTGAACGAGATGTTGGCATTCAAGCTGCCTATGAGCCTGTATGAAAAGTTCATGCAAGAAGCTCACCATGACGCTCCCAATCGTGAGGAAGAAAAACTCACTGACACGGCCGAGTTCATGGAACAGCAAGCCCGCGCATCTGGGTCAAAGCTCTATGAGGGCGACGGTATGGGTGATTTGCGTGACAAGCGGCAAGCTCGTTTCGAGCTGGTTTAAAGGCTTCATTTTTCAACCCTGATTTTCTCAAAGGAACAAGCTCATGTCTTCGACTAGCGCACCCTTTGGCTTTCGTCCGAGTTTCCACAACTCCGGTCAGATTCGTCCGAAAGCCTACACCATCGCCACCGGCTACGCCGTCAACATCTTCTCGGGTGACCCCGTCAAGTTGGTAGACGCCGGTACTGTTCAACTCGGCACCAGCGACGGCACCCGTTCCGGCACTGTTGACGGCATCTCCCTGCTCGGCGTTTTCGCCGGTGTTGAGTACCGTGACGCCACCGGCAAGCCTACCATCTCCCCATTCTGGGTTGGTGGCACCACGGCTACTGAAGTGGTCGCTTACGTTTTCGACGATCCTGAAACCCTGTTCGACGTTGAGTATGCCAACCCCGGCACACCCGGCACTGACACGGTTCAGACCGCCGTTGGCGAAGAGTGCGATTGGACCGTTGCCTCCCCCGGCGGCAGCACCAGCACCGGTTTGTCTAACACCAAACTGACCGCGATTCAGGCGACTTCTGGCCAGTTCCAGATCACCGGTTTTGCTAAAAACGTCAGCGACAGCCTGACTGATGCCTACGTGACCGCCACTGTGCGGATCAACGAGCACCAGTACAAAGCTGCCGTCAACTCAATCTAAAGGGATGGTTTGAATCATGGCAACCCCAATGCGTAGTACGGACTTCCGTTCCGTAGTCGAGCCAATCCTGAACGAAGTGTTCGATGGCGTTTACAATCAGCGTGCTGATGAGTGGAAGCAAGTTTTCGAGGAGCGCAAAGGCATTCCCCGTAACTACCACGAAGAGCCCGTTCTGTACGGTTTCGGCGCTGCGCCTGAACTGCCAGACGGTATGGCTGTGACGTACCAGTCCGGTGGCGTGCTGTTCCTGCAGCGCTACCTGTACAAAGTGTACGGTTTGGCCTTCGCACTGACCAAAGTGTTGGTGGAAGACGGCGACCACGTTCGCGTGGGCCAGACTTACGCCAAGCACCTGGCTCAGTCGTTGGTTGAGACGAAAGAGACCCTGGCCGCCAACATCCTGAACCGTGCTTTCAACAGCTCGTACGCAGGCGGCGACGGCAAGTCTTTGATCGCTACAGACCACCCGATCGTGAACGGCACGTTCAGCAACCAACTGGCTACCGCTGCGGCTCTGTCGCAGACTTCGCTGGAACAGGTGCTGATCCAGATCCGCAACGCCGTTGACAACAACGGTAAGCGTATCCGCCTGACACCCAAGAAGATCGTCACCGGCCCTTCCAACGTGTTCCAGGCCGAAGTGCTTCTCAAATCGGTGTTGCGTTCCGGCTCTGCCGACAACGACATCAACCCGGTCAAGAGCATGGGTCTGCTGGAAGGTGGCCAAGCCAACCTGTCACGTATCACCTCTACGACTTCTTGGTTCATCCAGACGGATGCCCCCGAAGGTCTGAAGTTGCTGATGCGTCGTGGCTTGGAAAAGTCCATGGAAGGCGACTTCGAAACCGACAGCATGCGCTACAAGGCCACCGAGCGTTACGCTCTGGGTTGGACTGACCCGCGCGGTCTGTTCGGCACTGCCGGTGTATAATTCACTGAGCTAGAGCGCCACTTCAAAAGACCTGCTTCGGCAGGTCTTTTCTGGGGGATCTCTTTAGAACGGTTGACAGCTCAAGACCCCGAGCTGACGACATGCAGACAGCCGTTCACATGACTAGCATGTAAGGAATCAAATCATGGCACGTACTACTTTCTCCGGCCCCGTCAAATCGCTGGCCGGTTTCCAAATCCCCGTGGTGACCACCGCCAACCTGCCCGCTGCCGCCTCCACGACCGCCGGAACTGTGTATATCGTATCCGATAACGGCGCTGGCAACAATGAATATTGCGTGGTCATTTGCACCGGCTCGGCTTGGGTCACCGCCGTCGGCGCTGCCCTGAGCTGATGAGTTGAGGCGCTGACATGGCCAAAACCTCTCCTTCTCCAACCTACCCGATGTATCCAGAGGATGCGTCGGCTGTCACATTAAGTGACTCCGCTGACTTGGCCCAATTCTCGGTCGTGTACGTGGGTGTGGGCGGTAACGTAAAAGTCACCACTGCACAAGGCTCGACAGTCACATTTACAGAGGCTCCTAGTGGGTCCACGTTACCCGTTCGGGTTCGCCGAGTGTTCAGCACTGGAACTACTGCTAGCAACCTCGTAGCTATTTTCTAATCAACTTCATGGGTGTTGCATGGTCTTTGGATTCGGATTGAGCCTGACGGCCATTAACACGCTGAGTGCGGTTCAACGCGC